ATGTTTTTTTGATTTAAATTATCTTCTGTTAATTTTTTTATATCTTCTTGCTTAATGTATAATTTGTTTTCTAATTGAATAATATTTGTTTGAGGCAGGGTATCTGCATTAGAAGTTTTTTCTGGATATTGGTTAGGCGTTAAGTATGGTGTTAATAGAGGTAATACTAGGGGAGTAATTCCTCCGATAGCATTCCAGTTTGGGTATTTTTTTCCACATCTTTTTTCTATAAATATTGTAATAATATAATTCCAAAAGGAAGAAGCTCGAATAGTTTTATAAGATATAAAAAATTCTAATATTACAACAAGTATAAGAAAAGATATTGAGATGCGCGAGGATATATATGAGATACAATACAAAAAAATTATAGCAGCAATAATAAGAAAATTTATTACAAAAAGAAGAGGAAATCTTTTTCTTTTTGATTTTATTTTTTTGTGCAGAGTGGAAGTCCTCATAAGAAGTAAAGTGTACAATAGTCGAATAAAATTTCAAGAGTGCTATTCATCTAAATACAGCACAGTATTGTTGCTTGCGGAATGACTGAGTCATATACACGTTGTTGTATTTTCCGGCGCCATCATGATTGCCGTAACGATGGCAACCACGCGCACCAGCAAACTCCGGGAACGCCTTGTTGAGTTGAATGAGGACAAGAGCGCCGTCAAACAGGCGATCAGAAATGTTTTGTCCGGCAAGGCGCAGAGCTACGGAATCGGTACACGCAACAAGGCTGCGTATAATATGTCCCTTGGGGAATTGAGGGTTTACCTCCGTGAAATTGAAACGGAGATAAGAGAGATTGAGCGTGAACTTTCCGGGGGTGGACGCAGATGCATTGCCTTTTTTGTCCCGAAAGATTGTTGAACATATGGGAAAGAAATATACAGCGAAGGTTCGGAAGCAGTTCAGGAATTACGGCTATGGAGATGCCGGAGCTTCCAAGACGCGCCGCGCCTTCAAGAAATACCACGCTGTTTCCGGCTCTCCCAAACAGGATATTGACCGTCACAATTCCGTCCTCCGCAGCCGGGCGCGCTCCCTTTACATGTCGGCGCCACTGGCGACTTCCGCCATCAAGACCTTGAGGACGGCTATTGTCGGGCCGGGGCTTTACTTGCATGCACAGGTGGACGGCAAGATGCTTGGCATTTCAGAAGATGAATCCAAGAAGCTGAACAAGCTTCTGGAAATGGAGTTTGAGTTGTGGGCGGCTGACCGCAGGTCTGCCTCCGTTTCCGGGTTAAGCGATTTTTACGAACAGCAGCAAATTGCCCTGATGGCCTGGAAGACATCTGGAGATACTTTCGCCCTGTTTGATGTAGGTGAGACTGATATTCTGCATCCCTACAGCTTGCGCCTGCGGCTGATTGAAGCCGACCGTGTTTGCACTCCGAGTACCACCAATGTATCCCCACTATCTACCTATGGGAAGAATACCGATACCGGTAATAATATTTATGATGGGGTTGAGGTAAATGAGAAGGGGCGTGTAGTCGCATATCATATTCGCAATACTTTTCCGGGTGAATTGTCAACTGAAACAGTAAAATGGGCCAGAGTTGAGGCAATCGGTAAAAGAACCGGAATGCCGAATATTCTCCACATCATGGATGCCGAACGTCCTGAACAGTACCGTGGTGTTACCAGTCTTGCGCCATGCATTGAGAATATCATGCAGTTGGGACGTTACCTGAACAGCGAAGAAGCCGCCGCCCTCCTGCAAACCTGCTTTACCATTTACGTTACAACAGAAACGGATGGTGACGGACCTGCCCTGAAACCTCAAGGTCTGTCTTCCGATGCCGACGAAGAGGGGGGCGATGAAGATGACCGGAATCCTGAGGATTATGAGATGTCTCCCGGTGGTGTAGCCTTCCTGCGTCCGGGAGAAGATATCAAGAGCGTTGACCCCAAGCATCCCACGAATAGCTTTGACGGCTTTGTCAGGGCTGTTGCTACACAGATTGGCGCCGCTATGGAGGTTCCGGTTGACGTGTTGCTCAAGAGCTATAATACGTCTTATAGCGCGGCCCGTGCTGCATTGCAGGATTTTTGGAAGAAGGTTGTGATTGACCGGATAGAGTTTGCTTCCACCTTTTGCAAACCCGTTTATGAGGCATGGTTCTGTGAAGCTGTTGCCAGCGGGCGCATTTCCGCTCCCGGCTTTTTTACCGATCCTCTGAAACGCGCCGCCTATCTGGCTCATGAGTGGAATGGCCCGTCGATGCCTCACCTTGACCCGGTGAAGGAGGCTACCGCCATGGAGATCATGGTTCGGAATGGCTGGAAGACGAATACCCAGGCAACAACGGAGCTGAACGGCGGAGATTTCAACAAGAATGTGGAACAACTTCTTCAGGAAATGGACCAATTCGCGCCCCTGCTTGTGATGATTTCCGAGGCAGTTTCTATCAGAAAGAGCTTGTCATCAGACAGCAGCAAGAAAGATACCGAACAACAACAAGAAAATGAATACACCACCTAAATTCTGGAACGTGGTTGCGGATGAAAGGTCCGATACCGCGGAGATCGTGCTTTACGGCGATATTGTTTCCCAGCAGCCCGTGGACTTCTGGACCGGACAGGCTATTGAAGGGAATTATATCACCCCGGAAGGCTTTCTGGACGATTTGTCCAAATGCAAGGGAAAGAACAATCTGACTATACGCCTCAACAGTTGCGGCGGGGATCTGTTTACCGGCATTGCCATTCACAATGCCCTGAAAGGGTTCAACGGCAAAAAGACGGTCATTGTGGAAGGGATTGCCGCTTCGGCCGCCTCCGTCATTGCCTGTGCAGGTGACGAGGTTCAGGTTTATCCCGGCAGCATCACCATGATTCACGGCGTTTCTACGTTTGTGTTTGATGCCCTGAATCTGTCCGACATGAAGAAGATGGTCAAGGCCATGGATTCCATGGAAAATGCCATTGCCGCCATTTACTCCGCCAAGACCGGAAAGGAAGTAGGAGAGCTCCGCAATCTGATTACGCGTGAGACCTGGATGACCGGCCAGGAAGCCATTGACAACGGATTTGCGGATACTCTTATCGACGGAGAAGTGGCGAACAAGCTGCAGCTCGTCGCCTCCGCTTCCGGAAAGTTTGTGTTGCAAGCCGGTGGGCATGTTCTGTCTTCCGATTTTCGGGCAGCCATACCGGATCGGTTCCATGTCGCCGTCATCAATTCCGTTCAATCGGAACAGACTGCCGAAGGAGATTCTTCCGAGGATGACCTTCAGGCAAAGTTGCTGCAGGCCGAGCAGGAACTTGCCGCTGCGAAATCCGAATTGGCTGCCCTGCAGGAGAAGATGGCAACCAGTCAGGAGCCGGACGCCAAGGTAAAGGAGGAAATTATTGCTCAGGCCATTGCTGAGGAACGCAAGCGCCTTTCCGACATTGAGGCCATTGCCAACGGTATTGACCCGGAACTTGTTCAGGATGCCAAGTTCGGAGAAACGCCTATGACCGCTCAGGAACTGGCATTCAGAGCCATGAGCTCCGGCAAGTTTTCCGGCGCCAACTTCCTCAATTCCCGCGCTGCGGATTTGCAGGATAGCAATACTGGAAGAGTAACCATTGCTCCCACAGGAAACGAGGCCGGAGGTAATTATACTTCCAGGCTGGCAGAGGCCATCAAAGCCGC